GAGCGTTAGGAAGGTCGAGCCCAGAGCTGCTGCGTCCTTGAACGACATGCCAACCGACGCGGTGATGCCTGCTGTGCGCTGCATGACGTCAATGATGTCTCCACCCTTCGACATCGCGTTGTCGTCCAGGTAGTTGATCGCGTCGCCGAGTTGGCTGACGTTTTTGATGGGCAATTTGTAGAGGCTGGCGATGCGCGCCAAGCTCTCGCCGACCTGGTCCGCAGGCAACTCGAAAGCCGTTGCGGCAGTCGCCGCGACGCGGGCGAACTCCAGAAGGTCGTCTTTGCCCTGGATGCCCATTCGCGCACCGCCTTCCACCAGCGCGGCGATATCAGTCGTCGCCATGGGAATGGTTTCGGACATCTTCTTGATGGCCGCGCCCATGTCGTAATAGGTCTGAGTGAGCTGACCGTTGTCATCCCGGGCGCCGTTGACCTGTTTGGCAACACCCGCCATGGCATCTTCAAAACGGGAATAGTCTTTGACCATCCCAACGATCGGCAGGCCGACCGCTGCACCCACCGCACCTGCGCTCGCGCCTGCTACAGCGGCGTTGCCGGCGAGCTCTTTGCCCTTGGAATAGTTTCTCTGTGCCTTCGAGACCCGTTCCTGCTGCTTGGCAAGTGCAGAGAGGCGGTCTCGTTGAGCCTGGATGGCTTTATTCGCAGCCTCGATCTCGGTTTTTAAACGGCGTTCGGTGGTGCCGAGGTTGCGGGTATCAGCACCGGTCGATTTCATGAGGGGGATCAGGCGCTGCAGCTCCGATCGCTGAGCTGTGTGTTTGTTTGTCAGCTTTTCCACCGAGGTGGAGGCGTTGACGAACGCCTTCTGGAAAGCCGCAGTAGGGGCGTCCATTTTCTGCAGCTGCTCACGCAGCCCGCGAAGCTTGTCCTGTGCCTTGGCCAGTTCTTCCGAGGATTGGCGGACGGCTTCCCGCTGCCGGGTGTAACTGGAGATGTTGGACTGCTGGGCGTTGAGCTCCTTGAGCTGGTCCCGCGCCGCTTTCAAGGCGCGAGACGTAGCATTGCTCCCGGCGCTGATCTGTTTGAGGGGCGCGGTGACCTTGTCGATCGCCGACAGCAGAAATTCCAGCCGCAGCTTGTCAGTCATCTTTCGCCCCACTTCGTTTTCGAGCGCGTTCGCGCCATTCCATCAGTTCGGTCAGGGGGAGCGGATCCATCTCCGCTGGGCCCCAGTGAAAAATCACGGCGATATCCGCCATCGCGTCATCTACGCAACGAGGGATGCATCCACCTTCGCCGACTTCGGCAGCAAAAAACCGGCAACCTCGGTGGCCATCTGTACCAGGTCGGCCGGATCCATCTGGCCGATGTCGTGATCGGTCAGAGTCGGCGTGGTGATCCGTGGCAAGACCTTGCGCAAAGCGAGGACGTCCATCTGCAGCAGGTCGGTCAGCGAGACGCCGCGCAGCTCGCCGGAGACGGGCTTGCGCAGCGTCACCTCGGTGATTTCAGTCGAGCCTCTGACGATCGGAGTGTCCAGGGTGATTACAGGGCGGTTCGGGTTCTTCTCAACGGGTACGTCTGCAGCGTCGTTTTTCTGGGAGGTGCTCATTTCGAAATCCTATGAAAGAGAGGGTGCCGGACGAGCCGGCGGGGAAAGCTGGCATTACAGGCCGATCGCCTTGCGGTGTTCAGCCAGCATGTCTTTGCCATCGACCTTGAAAATGAAGTTGAGCAAGTCGATCTCGACCTCTTCATTGCCGTCGATCGTCAGCTTGTAATAGCTGCAGGTGGTGGTGAACTTGTGCTCGGTGTCTTCACCGCTTTCCGAGTCGCCCATGTCGATTTCTTCGTGCCGACCGCGCACGACGACCTCGACGGCTGAAACCTCTCCGGTGTCGTCGCGCTGAATAGAGCCCGCCCAACGCAGCATGACGCCACTTGCCGACACCGCTCCGTACTGACGCAGTGCCGTCAGGTCCCAGCCACCGAGGGTCCATTCGAGCTGGATACCGTCGTCGCCATGACCCAGGTCGACCTTTACACCACCGTCCATGCCGCCGCCCCGGAAGGATTCGAGCTTGCGGGCGAGTTTGGGCAGGGTGACGCTCTTGCACGCACCGACGTAGCTGACACCGTCGTTGTACAAGTTCATGTTCTTGAGCTTTTTGGGTAGAGCCATATGGGCGCTCTCCTAAAGGCGCGGCCGATGCCGCGCGGATGAATGAATATCAGGCGCCGACGCGGCTGGCGAAGTCGATCAGGTAGCGATCGGTGATGCGCTGGCGCAGGTTCAGGTTCTCCAGCGGCGGTACCGGGGTGTAGTCGTAGTCCAGATACAGCTTGCCGGCCTTGAGGGTGTCCTTGTCGTTGGCGGCTTCGTCGTACCAGCACTCGCCGCCGATCAGGTAGCCCAGGCGTACCAGCTCGCGGAATTTGGCGTTGATGCCTTCAACGATGTCGCGCACCAGGCTCGCGTGCATAGGCTTGTCGACCGCCCAGAATTGGCCCTCGGCCATGGTATCCGCCAGCACCTGCGCGGTCCGGGTGTAGTTTTCGAACGCGAACAGTGGGTCGTCGCTGCAAGTACGGGAGCCCCAGAAGCGGAAGCCTTCGCGACGAATCAGCGTGGTGACATCCGCCGCGTTGAGGAGGCCTGCATCGGTAGCTGGGTTTTGCAAATCCCAGTAGATGTCCTTGCTTAGCCCGGACACACCGTTGACCGGCACGTTGGACAGGGTTTTGTGCCAGCCGACCTGCTCGTCGAGCTTGGCGCGCAGCCCGAGGGCGCGAGCGATGGAAGAGGCGGGGGCATCGGCATTCGCTGCGGTGTCCCAGTTGATGAAGTCCGGCCAAATGGTCATCAGTTCGCGTGCACCGAAATTTTCCCGGTACGCGATCGCTTCGGACACGGTTTCGCATTCCCAGGCATTGGCATAGGCAAAGCCGCGAAGCTTCTGTGCGATGACAACCAACTCGGTGGCGACGGCCAGTGAGTCCAGACCTGGTACGCCGAGGATGCGTGGACGCACGCCCAGTTGAGCTTCCGCAGCGAGCAGCGCCTTGAGGCCTCTGTATTGGCCGTTGGTGCTCACGCTGCCGATGATGTTGGACGTAGTTTCCGCGTCAGTTGCGCCTTCCTCCACCCGCACCACGACCGTGACTGGGCTGGACTGATCTGCGATGGCGTCCAGACTCTTGGCCAGCGTGCCGAGCTCACCGGCCTTGCCGCTGGCAGTCAACACGTCGGTGAGCAGCACGGGCCTGTTCAGTGGGAATGCAACCGGGTCTGCGTCGCTGGCGGTGCAGACCATGCCGACGACTGCTGTGGCGATAGTACGGATGGGGCGGGTGCCCTCGTTGATTTCTACGACTCGGACGCCGTGATGGTAATCAGTTGGCATGCGGAATTCCTGCGCGTTGGTGGCGATGAAGAGCAGGGTGACGCGCGCGCGATGCAGCGGCGAGCAACTGGGGTTGTAGGACGGGCTGGCACAACAAGCACGCAGCGATATCGACGTAACTGGACTTGTGACGATGCACTCTCAGAAAAGAAAAAGCCCCGCACGGGCGAGGCTGAATGGAAAGCTATCCGACAGAGCGGAGCGTTTATTGGGGTTGGTCAGCGATCCAGCTCGGAGGAACCGGCCGGTCTTTTTGATCCGGGAACTGCCCGGCTTCCGGCCAGTTGCGCAGAGCCTGTCGATAGGCATACAGCTCCGCGCGTTGATCGGCGCTTAGCGGGTAATCCGGCATGACCAGATAATCGGTGCTCGCAATTTGCGCATTGCGCCACGCTCGCTCGCCCGCTTGCGCCGCTGCAATCTGCGCCGCCTCATCCAGAACCCAATCGCCACCAGCCCACGCGTAGAACTGACCTGGCCAGCGCTTGGCGGTCAGTCCTTCCGGCAGATCGCCCAGCTCGACATGCTCTTCTTCGGCGCCGGTATCCGTGTGGTAAACCACGCCGCGATAGTCGGCCAATAGTTGCGGCTTCCCCTCGACCAGCGCCCATACGTGGCCAGCCTCGGGTTGGCTCAGAGGCTTTACCAGCTGGACGGTATTGCCCGGCAGATATTGGCCAAATCCCGGGACCTCTGGAAAATCAGACAACTCAAACGGCCCGGTCAGGATGCCGAGCGGGTCGAACACATAGATATTCATTAGCACCTCAGATCACTTTAATTCGGCC